GTCTACGCAAAAACAAATTCAGGATAAAGTCGTGACAATTGAAGACCCTGTATTACTCAATACGTTAAAGGTATCTGCTACCAATGGCGGAGCGGCATCAACTATCAATGTTGATTACACTGCGACATTTAACGATGAAGGCAAATTGCTTATTGGGATTGTATCTACAGGGGCACTTAATAGCGCAACATCTGTTTGGGTATCTTATGATTACGTGGACCCATCTATGGTAACGGCAGATGACATCGTAGGCGGTGTGGATACAGAAGGTAAGCGTAAAGGTTTGGAACTTATCAATGAAGTATTCCCTCGCTTTGGCTTAATTCCAGGTAACTTATTGGCTCCAGGCTGGTCCCATAATACGCTTGTAGCGGCTGTGATGAAAGCAAAGGAAACTACTATCAACGGTATGTTCCAGGCTATGTCTTTGTGTGATGCCCCTACAGATGAAATCAAAAAAGCAACTGCAGTTAGTGAATGGAAAAATAAGAAGAACTACGTCGATGAACGTCAAATCTTATGTTGGCCAAAAGTAGCGTTAGCTAATCGCCAATTCCATTTATCCACACAGCTAGCTGGCCTTATGGCTAAGACAGACGCTAAGTATGATGATATTCCTTACAAATCTCCGTCCAATGAGTCTTTGCAAGCGGATAGTGCTGTGTTGAAAGACGGTACTGAAATCTATTTAGGCCCAGATGAAGCAGCATACTTGAACGGCCAAGGTGTCGTTACTGCACTTAATTTCATCGGCGGATGGAGAGCTTGGGGCAATCG